CTCTTGCCGAAGGAAAAACCCACTGCGGGAGTAATCAGCAAATGGCCGGAGTCAAGGGGAAAAGCGGGGGGCCACGCAAGAACGCTGGCGGCGCTCGCCCCGGCGCCGGTCGGAAGCCTAAACAGCCCGATGTGACGGATGAGCGCGACCCGCTGACGTTCCTGCTGGATGTGATGCAAGGTGTGAAGGACGCGAACGCAACCCAGTTGCGAGCAGCAATCACCGCCGTCCAGTACGTGAATACCCGCAAGCATGATGGAACCAAGAAGAACGAGCTTGCGGAGGCTGCGAAACGTGTCTCCAAAGGACGTTTCGCCGCCGTTCCACCGCCGCCTAAGCTGGTGGTGAACAACAAGTAACGCCTGGGCGAAAGCCCAAAGACGAGGCCCCGAAGCGTTTGCGCGCTGTCGGGGCCTCTGACCTTTCAGACTGGATTGGAGCCTGAATGGCTGATTCTGATTATCAGCGGCTTGGTGACGCCTGCAATTCTTTCAAACTAGCTAGCCACAAGCATCGAACAGAGCACAAGTGCGCCTATTGCCATAAGGGCTTCGCTGGGTTCAAGACTGCCAAGTTTTGCGGAGCCGCGTGCCGGATACGGCATGGCAACGCGAAGGCTGCTAGTGCGCGCATGCCTAGGCAGTGCATCAGTTGCGGAGCAGCTTTTTTCGGTCACGCGCGCAAGCTCACTTGTTGTGTTGCATGTACGAGGGGAGTCCAACGAGCCGCCGCTCTGGCGAAAGAAATGGCGCGGACGACCGTCAAACACCAATGCCGCGTCTGCAGAACTGAGTACGAATCCACCGCCAAGACATCCAGTCTCTGCTCCAACGCATGCAAATTGCGCGCTTTCAAGGAGCGCAATGGTGTTTATGCAGAACGCGCGACGCGAGCCCTAGAACGAGAGAAGCGAAGGCGTGAACGAGAGGTTGCAGCGGTCGCAAATCGTGCCGCAAAGCATGCCAAAGAGGCCGCCGAAAAGGCGGCTTCTGCTTTTTGGGCAGCAGAGATTGCTGAGTTGCGCTCATGGAGAGAGTGCCGGAACTGCGGCGCTCGGTACAGGAAGAAGCCGGGCCGCACTTGCTCAGACGCGTGCAGTCGCCTTCTGCAGAGTGCTGCTAGGCACGCAGAGAGGATCGCCAGGAGAGCAATCGTCAAGGCTGCTCGGGTCGAATCTGTCAACCCATTCAAGGTTTTCACGCGAGACAACTGGAGGTGCTACCTCTGTGGCTGCGACACGCCGAAGGACCTACGCGGGACGTATGAACCGAACGCACCGGAAGTCGAGCACGTTGTCCCTATTGCACGCGGCGGGAAGGATGCCTATGACAACGTGCGCTGCTCATGTCGTCAATGCAACGGCATCAAGGGCGACCGAACGCTCGAAGAGATTGGCGGGGCGTTCTTAGGTGCGTGAGTGGTCAACATCCTGCCCTGACTGGGCGGATAGGCTGCGCGCGGGCGAGTCCATCATTCCGCCGCCGATTTTCCCGGAGCAGGCAGCGACCGCCCTAGCCGTTTTCAAGGAACTGCGGATCGTCGATGCTCCGGGAAGCCCGACATTTGGTGAATGCTGTGCGCCGTGGGTGTTCGATCTTGTGGCGAGTATCTTCGGGGCTTATGACGCGGAGAGCGGGCGCCGGCTGATTACTGAATGGTTCGTGCTGGTTCCGAAGAAGAACAGCAAATCGACCATCGCTGCCGGGATCATGATGACGGCGCTGATACTGAATTGGCGCCAGTCGGCGGAATTCAGCATCCTGGCGCCGACTGTCGAGGTGGCGAATAACTCGTTCGGGCCTGCGCGTGATATGTGCTCCGAGCGGGCTGACGACGAACTGGCGGCGCTGATGCATGCGCAGACGCACGTCAAGACGATCACTAACCGGGAAAGCGGCGCCAGCCTGAAGGTGTTGGCGGCCGACTCGAATACCGTTGGCGGAAAGAAGGGTGTCGGAACCCTTGTTGATGAGTTGTGGCTGTTCGGCAAGGTGGCGAACGCCGAGAACATGCTGCGCGAGGCGACGGGTGGGCTGGCGAGCCGGCCCGAGGGCTTCACCATCTTTCTGACCACGCAATCTGACGATCCTCCTGCAGGGGTATTTGCCCAGAAGCTGAAGTACGCGCGTGATGTCAGGGACGGCAAGGTCCATGACCCGCGCTTCGTGCCGATCATCTACGAATTCCCGGAGGCCATGATTCAGGCCGGCGAGCACCGCAAGCCTGAGAACTTCGGTATAGTCAACCCAAATCTGAACTACTCGGTTGATAGGGAATTCCTAGAACGCGAGTTCAAGAAGGCCGAGAACGACGGCGAAGAGTCCATGCGAGGATTCCTCGCCAAGCACCTGAACGTAGAAATCGGCCTGTCGCTGCAATCAGACCGTTGGGCCGGGGCTGACTATTGGGAACAGCAGGCAGACAAGAGCCTGACACTCGACTCGCTGCTGAGCCGCTGTGAAGTTGTCGTCGTCGGCATTGACGGTGGCGGGCTGGATGACTTGTTGGGGCTGTCGGTGATTGGCCGCGAGCGTGGCACGCAACGGTGGCTGCACTGGGCGCATGCCTGGGCGCATTCCATCGTGCTCGAGCGGCGCAAGGACATCGCGCCGCGGTTGCGAGACTTCGAGCGCGATGGGGATCTGACCATCGTTGACATGCCAGGCGAGGATGTTGACCAAGTGGCCGACATCGTTTGCAGGATTCGAGAAAAGCGCCTCTTGCCTGAAACCAATGCCATCGGGGTCGATGCGGCCGGAATCGGTGACGTGGTGGATGAACTCACAACGAAGGCCAGGAACATCAAGATGGAGATGATCGTCGCCATCAGCCAGGGCTGGAAGCTCAACGGGGCCATCAAGACAACCGAACGAAAGTTGGCCGGCAAGGAATTCGTCCACGGCGGCAGTCGGCTGATGAACTGGTGCGCCGGCAATGCCCGCATCGTCCATAACGGAAACGCCATCTCGATCACGAAGCAGGCGTCAGGGAACGCTAAGATCGATCCGCTGATGTCCACCTTCGACGCCGCATCGCTGATGGCGCTGAACCCGGCGAGCGCGGAGAAGAAGTTCCAAGTGATGTTCGTCTAAGTCTCCTCTGTGATCGCGGTCCACGCGATGCTTTGGCCCGCCTCGCGCGGGCCTTTTCTTTTCGGATGCAGCCATGAATCGAGCCTACTCACTGCTTGAGGTAAAGACGATCACGTCCAACTCGGACGAATGGGTGATCGAAGGCATTGCTTCGACCCCGAACGCCGACCGCATGAGCGACGTGGTCGAGCCCATGGGCGCCGTGTTCAAACTGCCCATGCCCCTGCTGTGGCAGCACAATGCCGACAAGCCCGTGGGCAATGTCCGCTTTGCCAAGCCCACGAAGGACGGAATTCCCTACGTTGCCACGCTGCCTAAGGTCAAGGAAGCCGGAGCGCTGAAGGACCGCATCGATGAAGCGGTGCAGTCGATCAAGTATCGGCTGGTGGCCGCAGTCTCAATTGGCTTTCGGGCGATGGAAGACGGCGTCGAGCGTCTGAAGTCCGGCGGGCTGCGGTTCACCAAGTGGGAGTGGATGGAACTCTCCCTGGTGACGATTCCGGCAAACGCGGACGCAACCATCACCTCAATCAAGTCTTTGGACGCAGCACTGCTAGCCTCGTCAGGCCGCAAGGTGGTGCTGAGTCCACATCCGCCTGACGTTTCAGGCGCCAAGAAGCAACCGGCCCAGGCCGGTTTTTTTACGTCTGAACGGAACCCGAAAGGGACTCAAGTGAAAACGATCCAAGAACTGCGCGAAGCGCGCACCACGAAGGCCGCCCGCATGGGCGAGCTGATGCAACTGAAGAAGGACGGCCAATTCGGCGACGCCGAGCGATCGGAATTCGACACGCTGGACGATGAACTCATCGACATCGATGACGAAATCCGCGAACTTAACTTCCACGCCCGCAACTCGGCCGGCGCCAGCGCCGTGCAGGGGATGACCCAACGCAGCGCCTCGCAGTCGCGTGGCCGCGTGCTGCCGACCAACTTCGGCGCACCGGAAGAGAAGTTCGCCGGCCAGTTCTTCACCCAGAAGGTCATCGCCAAGGCGCTCGCCAACGTGACCCAGGGCAGCCCGTCAGAAATCGCTGCGGCGCGCTACAAGAACAACCCGCTCTTGGTCGATGTCATCAAGGCCGATGTGGCCGGCGGTGGCAGCGGTTCGGGCGAATGGGGTGCGGAACTGGTGAGCGCTGACAACCGCTTTACTGGCGATTTCATCACCTTCCTGTACAGCAAGACGGTGTTCGACAGCCTGCCGCTGCGCTCGGTGCCAGCCAACGTCGCCATCAAGGGCCAGGACGGTGCCGCAACCGCGAACTGGGTCGGCGAATCGAAGGCTATCCCGCTCTCGGCGCAAGACTATTCCACGGTGTCGCTGACGCCGCAGAAGGTCGCCGCGCTGGCTGTGGTGTCGAATGAACTGCTACGTGACTCGTCGCCTTCGGCTGAAATGCTGGTGCGCGACTCGCTGGTGGAGGCGTCTGCTCAAAAGGTGGATACGCACTTCTTCAGCACCACCGCCGCTTCGTCTGGCGTGTACCCGGCAGGCATCCTGAACGGTGTTGTGGTCGGCACTACTGGCGGCGCGACGGAAGCTGAACTGATCGGTGACATCGCCGGCCTGATGCGCAACTTCATCACCGCCAAGTACGACATCAACGGGCTTGTGTGGTGCATGTCGCCGCTGCTGGCGCTGCAGATTTCGCTGATGCGCAACGCCCTCGGGCAGAACGCCTTTGCGACGATGCCGAACACCCTGGAAGGCCGCCCGGTCTACTCGGGTCACAACGTCGGCACTGGCGACCTGATCCTGATGAGCGCGGGTGACATCTGGAAGATCGGCGATGGTGGCGTGCAAGTCTCAATCAGCCGCGAAGCGATGATCGAGCAAGCGGACAACCCCGCTGGCGCGACCGACACCCCGGTGTCGGCAGTGGCGAAGTTCACCTCGATGTTCCAAGAGGACTCGACGGCGATCCGCGTCATCCGCTCGATCAACTGGCAGAAACGCCGCACTGGCGCTGTCCACTACATCGGCAACGCCTCCTACGGCGAACTGCAGTCGGTGTAACCGAAGGGGCCGGCAACGGTTCCTGAACCACGGCAAGGCGGCGGCAGTTTGCCCGCCGGCCTTGCCCCCCATACGAGGACATCACGCATGAAACTCATGGCACGCAAATACCTGCGCTATGCAGGCAAGCCCGTACAGAAGGGCGCAGCGTTCGAGTCCAAGCCTGCGGATGTCAGGTTGCTGAAAGCGCTTGGTTGGGCTGAGACGTATGTCGAGCCGCCCAAACCCAAGCCCGTGCCGGCGGCGTTCAAACCGATCCCGACCATCGCTCCCGATGTGCCGGTGTCGTCTTCCGTTGTGATGGCAGACCATGAGGTGCCATCGACGCCGACGAAGCGCGGCTATCGCCGCCGCGACATGACGGCCGACGAATGAAGCTGTTCGGCCTGGAGATTCGCCGTGCGCCGCAGAAAAAGGCGCAGCCGTCCCTGAACGGCGTCGATGACCGCGGCTGGCATATCGTGCAGGAAAGCTTCGCGGGCGCCTGGCAGCGCGATGTCACCATCGAAAAAGAAGTGGTGATGTCCAACTGGACAGTGTTCGCCTGCATGACGCTGATTGCCGGCGACGTGGGCAAACTGCCGATGCGGTTGATGGAGCAGGTTGACGGCATCTGGCAGGAAACATCGAGCCCCGCGTTTTCCCCAGTGCTGCGCAAGCCCAACGGCTACCAGACGCGGCAGAAGTTCATCGAATCATGGGTGCTGTCCAAGCTGTCGAGCGGGAACACCTACGTCCTGAAAGAGCGCGACGCCCGCAAGGTGGTCACTGCGCTGCATGTGCTCGACCCGACGCGGGTTCGGCCGCTGGTGTCGAAGAGCGGGGACGTTTACTACGAACTGCAGGACGACGAACTGGCGAAGTTGCCGGAAGGTCTGCCAGCCATCCCGGCGTCGGAAATCATCCATGACCGCATGTGGTGCCTGTTCCACCCGCTGGTGGGCTTGTCGCCAATCTTTGCTTGCGGGCTGGCAGCTACGCAAGGTCTGAAGATTCAGGGCAACTCGGCCAAGTTCTTCGAGAACATGAGTCGGCCCAGCGGCATCCTGACAGCGCCGTCAGAAATCAGCGACGAAACCGCTCTTCGGATGAAGACCGAATGGGAGAAGAACTTCGGCGGTGACAAAATCGGCCGCGTGGCCGTGCTTGGTGACGGGCTGAAGTACGAAGCCATGTCTGTCAACCCGGTCGATGCTCAGATGGTCGAGCAGATGAAGTTGTCCGGCGAGATGGTGTGCTCGGTATTCCACGTCCCTGCCTACAAGGTAGGAGTGGGGCCGGTGCCGACCTACCAGAACGCTGAAGTGCTGAACCAGATTTACTACAGCGATGGACTGCAGGTGCAGATCGAAGGCATCGAGGCTTTGCTGGATGAGGGTCTTGGAACCGAGACGGCCGGCTACGCAACCGAATTCGATCTTGACTACCTGTTGCGGATGGACTCGGCAACTCAAATCAAGTCACTGAATGAGGCAGTTGGCGGCGGCTGGATGTCTCCAAACGAAGCGCGGAAGAAGCGCGGCCTTCCCCCTGTCACGGGCGGCGAAACGCCGTACCTGCAACAGCAGAACTACAGCCTTGCTGCGCTCGACAAGCGCGACCGAGGTGGCGATCCTTTCGGAACCGAAAAACAGGAACCGGCCGCGACAACGGATGACCAGATGCGTTCTATTTCCGAGCGGGCAAGGCTGGAAGTCAAGGCAGAGATGGCCGAACAGAAGGCGATTGAAGAGCGCGCCGCACGCGAGTTTGCCGACATGCTGATTCGCAGGCTTGAAGATGAGCCCGCCGCTTGAGCGCAAGGCTCCCCAGGCCGTCTACATCGAAGGGCCTGAAGGCGAACGCGGGCCACGCGGCCCGAAGGGCGACCGTGGCGAAACGGGGCCGAAGGGCGACAAGGGCGACAAGGGCGAGCGCGGCGATCAGGGCAGCCAAGGTGTGCCGGGCCGGGATGCCGCAGCAGCAGTGCCGGCCAGAAGGTGGCACATGGATGTCAAGCGCAACCCAGAGAACCAGCACATCACGCGCGCAGAAGTCACGGCCGACAACGGCATGTTGGTACGCATCGTCCCAACCTATAGAAACGGTCGAATCGCTGAGGCGACTGCCGAAGTCATAGAAGCATGAAACGGAATCACCGATGAGCCTCACTGCGATGGTTGATGAGATTGGCCGCGCCGTGAGCGCGTCTGTGCAGCGAGGGCTTGCGCCTATCTCACGACAGGTCGAAGAGTTGATGGCCTGGCGCAAGGCGGTGGGCGAAATCCGCAACGGCATCGATGGCGTCAAGGGTGACCGTGGCATTGACGGCAAGGATGGCGCCGCAGGGCGAGACGGCAAGGACGGAGCGAACGGCAGAGATGGCAAGGATGGAGTCCAAGGCCCTGCAGGTAAAGACGCCGCCCCCGTGGATGTCGAACAAGTCGTCGTCAAGGTCCGCGCTCTTATCACGGACCCCAAGGACGGCCGGGATGGGCGAGATGGTGCCGACGGGCGCGATGGGGTTGACGGCAAGCCTGGATTGCCTGGCGCGAACGGCAAGGATGCCGACGCCGACGCGATAGTGGCGAAGGTACTTGCTCAGATTCCCGCACCGAAGGACGGAAAGGACGGCGCACAGGGCGTGCCAGGAAACGGCGTCAAGCAATTCGAGTACGACGCCAAAGATCACACGCTGGACATCGTCATGGACAGCGGCGAACTGTTCACGCTGCAGCTGCCGGCGCCGGAACGCGGGGAGAAGGGCGAGCCTGGCCTTGCTGGAAAAGATGGCGCCCCAGGCATCAACGGGAAGGACGGCGCTGACGGTGTTCGCGGCAAGGACGGGGAGCAGGGACTTCGCGGCGAGAAGGGTGACGTAGCAAGCCCGGAAGAAATCGCGGCTGTGGTCACGAAGGCGTGCGAGGCCATGCTGCCGGCGCTTGTGGCAAAGCAGTATGAAACATCGATGCCGGAAATCATCGCCCGCGCGTCGGTGCTGGTGCCGCCGGGCCGCGATGGTCTGCCTGGGCGTGCCGGTACAGCCGGCGAGCCTGGCAAAGACGGCTCAAGCATTCACAGCATCGCCATCGAGCGCAGCGACAAGCGGTCCTACAACCTGATTGTGCGCGACACGGACGGCGGGCGATGGGAACTGCCGATGAAGCTTGACGGCATGGTGATGGACGCTGGGGTCCACCGCCCCGGCGAGGCATACGAGAAGGGCGACGCAGTCACGCATGGCGGCAACTACTGGGTTGCCAATGTGGACACCAAGGCATCGCCCGGCACGTCGCCTGACTGGCGTCTGGTGGTTAGGCGAGGCAAGGACGGGAAGGACGCAGAATGACGCCGAAGATCGTCGTTGACGCCACCACCGAACCGATGACGCTGGCCGAGGCGCGCCTGCAATGTCGAGTTGACCCAATCGATGACCTGGACAGCGACGGCAACGGCACGCATCCAGACGACGACTTGCTAGAGGCGCTGATTAGCGCCGCTCGGCAGTACTGCGAAAACTTTCTCGGCATCTCTCTGTCGCCGAAGATTCTGGAAATCGCGCTGGACGAATTCCCGACAACCGATGACGACTCAATCCAGTTGCCGTGTGGCCCGGTGAACGCCATTGTCAGCGTCACGGTGGGCGATGAAAGCGACTCGTTGATGGACGCCGAAGAGTACATTTTGGACGACTTTTCGGTTCCCAACAGGCTTCTTCCGGCGACGGTTTGGCCTACGGTTACCGCATCCGTGAATACTATCCGAATCATCTATTCGGTTGGCTATGACGGCCCAGATTCTTCGGACGGTCCTGCAATTCCAAAGACCATCCTTCAGGCAATGAAGCTGCTGGTGGCCGACTGGTACAAGCACCGCGAAGACACGGACACGGCAGCAGAGATGCAGATCCCTAACGGTGCGCTGGCACTGCTTCGCGCGCATCGCGTGCGCCTGGGGATGGCCTGATTGCAGGCCGTGTGCTTGGCGAGCGGGCCAAGCCTGACGCCGGAGGATGTAGAGACTGTCCGCGTGTGGCGGCAAAGCGGCGGCCTGGTGATCGTGTCGAACACGACATTCAGGATGGCTCCGTGGGCCGATGCAGTCTTCGCCATGGATCGCAAGTGGTGGGAGTTCCACTACGAAGAGGTGCGCGAGAAGTTCGCCGGTCGCAGGCTGACCACGGCAGACCTGGGCGGGAAGTGCGAAGTCGAGAAGTTGAAGATTCAGAGCTACCGCAACAGCGGCGCCGGGTGTGTCTCTGTAGCCGTGGCGGAAGGCGCCAAAAGTGTCGTTCTAGTCGGCTATGACTGCGCCAAAGATGACGGCAAGACTCACTGGCACGGTTCGCACCCTGTCGGATTGAGCGACGCCAGAACCATCAATGTCTGGCCGCTGATATTCGACCGGATGGCGAAGGAAATGAAACGCAAGGGTGTGCGGGTTGTGAATGCATCGCGCCGAACTGCGCTGACTTGCTTTGAACGGGTGGAATTGAGTGCCGAACTTCTTTGTCCTTGACGAGCGGCAAATCTGGCACAAGGCCGCTTGCCAGGCTGCACGGAATCACGGCTATAGCGCGCGCCGAATCTTTGCTGGTGTTGAAGTGCAAAGCGAAGGCGTCGGGTTCATCCGGCCGCACGCCGACTGGCGCAAGTTGCCCACGAACAGAATCGACGATGAACTGATGCGCGGCCGGCTGCTGATGATTCAGGACCGCGCGCAGGTCGAGGTTTACGAGGACAAGAGCGAACAGTTCATGCAGTGGGGCGACTGGATGCCCGACACATGGCGATTCGTTTTCGAGTCCGACGCGCAGGCATTCGTCGCGCAGGCTGACTATCCGCTGGTCAGCAAGGCAAACGAAGGCGCCTCATCGGTCAACGTGCGAATCCTGAAAGACAAGGCCGAAGCGCAGCAGCACATCGCGCAGTTGTTCGGCGCCGGCATCGAAGTGAACCACGGCGCCAATTGCCCAAACACAAAGCAGCGGGGCTACGCGCTGTTGCAGCGGTTCATCCCGCACACGACGACATGGCGCGTCAACGCGATAGGCGACGCGCGGGCGGTGTTCAAGCGCTATTGCTACAAGGACCGCCCAGTTGCACAGACTGGCAACGTCGATCCGACCTATGAGATGAACGACGAGCTGGAATCGTTGCTTGAGTACGCGGATCGCGTGTTCGCGGCCATCGGCAGCAAGTGGTGCGCGCTGGACATCCTGAAGGATGTAGACGGCAGCTGGAAGTTGTTGGAAACCTCGCTGGCGTGGCCGTGGCCCAGCCCTGGCGATTGCGACAACGGAACCATCTTCCGCAGCGGCGGCAAGAAGTGGATTCAGATGTTCGATGTGATGTTCGATGAATTGGAGCGCGGCGCATGGACGGCGAACGAATCGGCTGGCGCCTTGGCATGAGCAGGAACGGCACGCCGACCTGGCGCCGCGCGCTGTGCCAAGTCTTCACCGTCTACGTGGCCTCAAACATGATGGTCTGCGCGCTACTGTTCGCGCCATGGGCGCTGCCGCGCGAAACCGTGTCGGGCCTGCTGGGTCGGTGGAAATGCGGCCATCGCGGCGTCAAGAAGCGGTTTGCCGATAGCGCATCGCGGGTGGTGGACCGCATCTATTTTTGGGAGCCAAACCACTGCATCGAGGTCTATCGGATTGAGGCCGAAGCGCGCAAGTTGCTTTACCCGGATCATCCGGGAGCCGTGCCGTGAGCTTCACCATGTTCCTGATGATCGCGCTGCCGTTGCTAGCGCTTGTGATCCTGTTCCGCGCGAAGTGACGTGCTGTCAGCGGTTGCTTTCATCCATCTTGCGCTGCACGTAGCGCTGCAACTCGGTGTCGGGGATCAGTCGGCGCTTCCCATCCTTGAAGCTGCGAAGCTCGCCCGTAGCGATGTGCGTGTAGACGGCCAGGGTCGAGATCCCGAGTCGTTGTGCTGCGCGGTCTGGTGAGTACGCCAGCGGCTCGATGGGGTTTTCCATGAATGCTCCATTCGTGTTTTGGAGTGCCAATTGTTGCCACTGGCGCTTCGCGTATCAAGGCGCCGCGACGAACGAAGGACAGACGCTGTGCGGCACAGAGCTAAGGCGCGGGTCGCTGGTTCATGAATTTTTTCAATGGTGCTAAGTGATCTCGGTTGTGGTTTTCAAGTGGAAGCCGCGGCCCGGCTACCGGTCGAAGTACGGCCCGGAGAACGTGCACACGCTGCGCAACATGGTACGCAGGCACTACCCGGACCCGCACCGCTTCATCTGCGTGACCGATGACCCGAC